AAAATATCCTCGTACTTCTTCACAGTCGGTGGGCTATGAACCATCGACAAATATCGCCAGCCATAAGCATTCCCCATAACAAGACAACCCAAAGCACTGGTCAAAGGCGTAGGATCGCCAACGTAAGTGGCGATAACTTTGGTAATACCGGCATTCTGTTCATCTGATAAAAACGCATACATAAATTTTTCGCCGCAAATCTCGTAATATTGCCAAGGCCGCGCCGGCGGGCGCCCCTGCGGGGCGTCCGTCGTCGCAGCTAAGCAATACAAACAGGTTAACAGGAGGGCCGTTGGCCCAGTCGGTCAGCATCAGGGGGCCAGCCCCCTAATAACCCCAATCACTTAGCCGCTACGACTGGCTGATCCTTTGACGGGTAAGCGATGTTATCAGGCATACAAGTTAATTGGTAGCTTACAGAACCAAGCCGAACATAAGCAGTACAGTCAGAAACAGAATGAACATAATAAGAAGATGGATAATAAGGCTCACCGTCAGACGTGATAAACGCCATATTCACGCCACGAGTCGTAATCTCATAACCGGCAATATAAAGAGGATTTTCAGGAGTGCCAGGCTTCGGCTTATGTATAGGCTTTTGCCCTGGCAAAAGATCATCCTTCTTGGGTGGCTTGGGATAATAATATTCATAAGGAGCAATTGGCTCAGAATCACAAGACCCATACAATTTTTTGTATGCATCATTGCAGGACCAAAGACCCTTTTTTGGTAACTCAGGTTCATTAACAAGAAGGGCGTTAACAACAAAAAATGATACTAACGCCCCAAAAGAAAAAAAAGAAAACTTACCAATTTTGATTGACCTAAACGCATTCTTAAACTGCTCCAACTTTGTTGTATATCTACCGTGAGTATAATAAGGAGGCAAAACAGTAGCTAAACCTTTAATTTCATCATTATCAGTAAACTTCTGTTCAGTATCGTAAGCATTATAAAGATGAACCCCCCTATACATCCATCTTTCAACAGTAGGAGAAGAATCACGATCGCCATACTTAACTAAACCCATATGCAATTTCGGAAATTTGAAACCAAAATGATGCAAAAGAGGCACTTTAAAACGGTCAAAACGACGACAATAAACAACATGCTCAGCAAAAGAGTCTCTGGCTTGAGAATCCATTACAGAAATGTCTTGTATGATGAAATAAATATCCCAACGTTTTTTCCTGGCATTGCGAAACCACTCGATAACAGGGGCACGAGTTTTATCAGACCAAGTCCTAGAGTTAAACCAAGTACCACACTCATCAAGCAAAAGAATACCATTACGGTCATCATTAGGACCGTCATCATCATGCCCTAGCGGCAAAGCGTCTAAATCATCAATTGTAGGTTTGTTAGGTATGCGAAATATCTGACAGTTTTTAGCCCATAAATTATTAGTTAAATGCTCAGGATAAAGGTTGATGTTAGTAGCAACCTTACGCCCCTGAAATAAGTATTGCTGAACCCTAGACACCGCAACAAGGGATTTACCAGCGCCAAGCTTACCGGTGATCACATAGGCTGGCATCTCAAGGTTTCACAAAACCGGCGGCACGTTCGGCGGCGGCGGCTTTGGCCTTAGCTATCTCTTTAGCCAAATTGTAAACAGTGCCTGTTGTATAAAGACTAACAATTATGCCAACACAAGTTGGCAAACTAGGGGGCATCATTGCAGCAATTGGAGCAATAACGAGCTGTGCAGTGGGCGGCATTGATGTAAGAGCATCAAGTATCAGACCGTTGACATAAACAACAAAGGCGGTAATTAAACCGGCTAAAACAGTAAAAAGCGTTAAATTAATAACAAGAGATTTAAGCGCGCCAGTGACAAAAGCAGCCATAAACCAAGCACCGACACGAGTAATCAGCGCACCAAAAAAAGCAAACAAAGGACCAATAATTAGATTAATCATGTCAAACGCTCCCTAGTTAATAAAGAAGTTGTATAAGTAAAACAAAACAATATAGTCAAAACCCATATAACAAACTCAAGAACATTAGATATTGTTGAGGCGTGTTGACATAAATTTAGCTGTGCATTACTACCAAAATCAATAGCAGAACAGCTTGATTGAGCTATAGAAAAAATCTGTGATATTGAATTGGCAGATGAAAACATATTATTAAAATTAGACTTATCGGCTAACTTAGACAAACCAGAATCTTCAGAATGTTTTTCAACTTCAGATTGAATTTTTGAAAGTGAATCAGATGCAAACTTTTCATAATCTGGCAATGCAACACCGTCAGCAGATGATTTTCCATCAGGCACTTTTGTATCAGTAACAAAATCGGATAAAGATTTTATTTCAGATTGAATTGATGAAAGTTTAGATACCCCAACATCAACAGAACCTTTAATACCATCTAGTTTTGCTGAATCTATACCAAGCTGATCCTTAATACTTTGGGCAGACGATGAAAGGCCAGTTATAGCGTTTTCAACAGATTTTATTTTATCTGTGTAATCAATTGGTTTAGGGTTAGTACCACCATCACCATCGCCGCCACCATCACCACCACCAGAAGCATCAGCAATCTTTTTTAGATTTGATTGCATATCATACAAAGTACTCCTGTGAAGGCTCAAAAGAGATTCAAGGCCAGTGCGAGTATTGCGAATATCTGATTGCATATTATCTAAGGCATTAGCAGCATTTTGAGTATTAGTAGCTATATCGGGCTGAAAATAAGCAGCTTTTGATAAATCTGATTTAATAGCTGCAATATCAGCAGGAGTAGCACCACCACCACCACCACCACCACCGCCACCGCCACCATTTATTAAATAATTACCTACATCAACAAGCTGGCCAAGTTTACTGTCAATGTTAGTTAATTGCATATTGTCACTATCTTGATTCATTAATGATTGTGCAAAAAATTCTGTCGCAGTGGTTTTATATTGTTCTAGCGTTGTATTCATATTAGATAGTTCGGGCTTAATAGACTGCTCCAAACTATTTTTAACCTGCATAGCAGCAGAAAAAGCGTAATTATTCATTTCATTAGCAGTGGACTTAACAGTATCAATCAAGTTGTTACGAACAGCCTGATTGACAGAGCGCATTTCATAATAAAGGCCCGCCATAGCTTTAGTTAATGTTGTTTTATCAGGGGGTACGGGTGGTGGATTATTTGGATTGTTGGGGTCAGTTGGATCGTTAGGATCAGGCTGGCTTGCATTACAGATACGTGATGTTATGGCATAAGCGCCAGAACCATCCTCAAGAATAATTGCAGGATCGGCTTGGCAGTGTAATTCATAGGGACCACTTGGACCCTGAATAACAGTACGACTATTCCAACAAATTGTCTTAGTGCCGACTTTAGGCAAATAAATAACTTCGCCAGCAAAATCAAAACAAGTTAAATCAGCAGAAAGAGTATTAAAAGAAAAAAAAAGAAAGGGGCCAACGGCCCATTTTGTCAAACTCATGAGCGTGGCCCCCAAAGGCATTAATGTATAATTAAGTCGATTTGTTAGCGAACTTCTTAAACAATTTCATACCGATACCAGCAACAACAATTGCTGTAACAATAGGCCAGGCAGCAGAAGCAAGAGATGCAGCTTCAGCCTTAATTGACGCCATTGCAGCAGATGCACCAGACTCGTCAGCAGCCATTACAGCAGGCGCTAAAAAAGACAGAGAAGTAAGTAAAACCAGATTTAATTTTTGTTTCATAAAAAACTCCCTAAACAACAATATTAGCGTAACGCCTAAGCAAATAAAAACCTAGGGAAACGCACCACCCAACAATGCCGGAACCAAAACAAAGTCCAACAGCTTCATGCAAAGACATCATTTTTGTGATGACTCCCAAGAATTAAACCCTAGCCAAAAACAAACACAAGCAAGGGAAACAACAATAAGATTTGCAGCTTCATTAATAGCTGAAACAATGATTGTATAATCGGTCATCATTTAGAATCGACAGCAACAATAGTCAAAGTCGATTTTTCACCTTCTTTGCCGTCCAAACGAATGGTACAAGTGACAGATACAGGCAAAGAATTAATATTTGATTTAACAAGTTCATTCAACTTGTTAGCTATATCAATATTATCAATACCGAGCTTTTGAACGGCCATCCCAGTATCAAAGTACCCGTCACGAGTAACGGATCTGACATCCTGAGTGTAAGCAGCGCCAAAAAAAACGTTTTGCTGAGATTCATTAACAAATGTACCAGCTTTAACACGTACAAGACCAAAAGTTGTTTTCACGATAACCCCTAAAGATGAGTATTAACTAAACATATGCTAAGTTTTATTTTTATAGCAGTAAAGGGGAAAATTAAGAGAAAAATGTAAAACCATGAATGCAAAACAAAAAAAAACCGGCATTAGCCGGTATCGAAAAATTAAAGATTAGAAAATGAACAACTATTGGCTAAGGTTTCAGGGTTAGCAAAAAATCACTAAGCTGATTAAATGCAGATTCTGAAACTTTGTAAAAGAAAATAGAGGTATCAACAAAAACTTGAACAGCAAAAAGGTTGTCAGGTAAATCTGGTTTAAGGTGAATATAATCAGGATTAACCATAATAAAACATGACGAAGAAATAGAATCAACATTCATATAAAAATGAATGCAGAGAACAGAGCTATCTTGTTTAAAATCAAAAGTAATTTTATTAAACATATAAAAAACTCCAAAATTATGCAACCAAACCTAATTCAATTAAATGTTGTTCTGTACTTATTCTAATGGACCTTTTTAAATGAGCCATGTAAATAGTGTAGTCAACATTTTCCTTTTTACGCCTTTCAACAAGAGTATTAACATAATCAAAAACCATTTGAACGGGGTAATTATCAGCAATATCTAAAACAGTTCCATAGGCACTATATAAAATAATTGCTTGATACTGCTCACGGTTAAAAGTGCAAATATGCTGGGATAATTGATTTTCAGCTATTTCATCATCAGAAACATCTTTTAAACCTGCGGCTTCTTTTAAACCCCTACCAAAAAAAACCATAGATTTACCATAATACGCGTCAGTATATTCAATCCAAAGCTTTGCATCAGAATGTTTAAAATTATTGGATAAATCATTTAAAATCTGAAAAGGCGTACGACTACCATTTTTACCTTGCTTTTTATGAGATGTTGCAAGTTCGCGCGCCCACTTTGAAATGTAAGCACCGACAGCATCAGAACCATCTTTGCGCCATAGCAAATCAAAACCGCGAGATTCAGAAGGCTCTTTTAAACCAGCTTTAACACAACTTTGAGCCCATTGTTTTGAAAGGAAAGATTTAATAGCAACAATAGAAAGTGCGCCACCTTGAGTTAAAAGATTATTCTTAATAGCAAAGCGCTGTAATTTTAGTGATAGCTGTCTAAAGTAAGAAGACTTGAATGCAGAGCCAGCGATTAACCAAATATCATGATAATGAGGGTGCCAACCGTTTAAATGGCCATGAGTCAGATCACGGCCTGAAATCATATTATTATAACCAAGTAAAGCCTTTGTATTTTTAACCGCAGCAACACTAGAAAAATGACGCTTAGCTTCGGACATACAATCGACAACATCAGTAAGAACATCAGTTTTATCGTGACGAGCTGTAAAAGTAGCCAGCAATGCAATACCGTCATTAAATACGCGATGCCAACCTAAAACAGAAAGAATCTCGTTTACTCTAACCTCACCAATTTTATTACGACAAACAGGGCAAGCGTGAACATCACCACAAACAGCAAAACCATGAAAATGAGCATTACCGGTCGATGATGACCTGGACAAGCCAACGTCACCAGCACCATTCAAAACAGTATAGTTTGCAAGTTTTTGGCAAACGTGGACACGATGACCACGGCGCAATATTGATTGAGATGTTGAACGCAGTTTATAGGCAAGTTTACGTGTTTGTTTTTGTGAAATAGATTTGCTATTATTCATACCGAGCCTTTGGACCCCCGAGAATCCGCCAAGATTATCTTAAAGGGGGTTGGGTTAGAGCCGGTCGAAAGACCGGCTTTTTTATGTCAGCGATTTTACACAAATCCATCAGTCTGTCAAATCACGCCTATTTTCAAGTTTAGAGTGACCTAGAACCATAGACCAGTACCCAGTACCAAAAAACCGCATGTAACGTATGCCAACGTTACGATTAGACAAGTCTGTATACTCGGGCAAAATTTCCGAAAACGACAAACCC